TAAAAGAGCCTGAGTTGTTTGACTACCTCAAAGAGTTCTACTACTCAGACTTAGAGAAGAGTGAAGAGTTTGATAACTGGGATTGCATATCACTTAAAGATAAAATGTTTATAGAATTAAAATCTCGTAAGACTCATTACCCTGATCTACTTATAGAAGAGAGTAAGTATCAAGGGCTACTACTAGCGGCAGGTATTAGATCACTCACCCCTTGGTATATCAACGCTACACCTGAAGGCATATGGGGCTTTAACTTACTGACCATAGCTCAACCTAGATGGCAGGAGAAGTGGCTACCTATGACCACAGAATTTGCCAATAAAACTAATAGGACTAAACTTGTAGGGTTTCTAAAGTTAGAAGAAGGGATATTGTTTTGATCTACGAATATGAATGTCCAGGTGGTGATGAGAGTATTAGTGTTGAAAGATCTATTACTGATCCCGAAGATAACTATAGGTGTTCAACCTGTGGCGCTACACTTAGGCGTATCTACACTCCACCCGCTATTGCTTTTAAAGGTAATGGCTTTTATACTACAGACAAATGAGCTACCCGAATTGGTTTGCACAAACCGCACAGAATAATTTTGCCACCTACCTTGCTGAGTATGCAGGTAAAGAAAACCTACGCTTCTTACAACTAGGTGTATTTACTGGTGATGCCAGCGTATGGTTAAAGGAAAATATATTAACTGATAAAAGTTCAACACTAATTGATGTTGATACTTGGAAGGGTAGTGATGAGCAAACCCACGCCGAGATGGACTTCAGCGATGTTGAGAGGGTGTATCGGGAGAAGGTCAAAGATCTATTTGTCGTCTCTGTAGTTAGTGATACTCACACCTATCTCATCAGACAGATAAATTATTTTACTAACGCATTTGATTTTATTTATATTGATGCAGACCACACAACAGTTGGTGTGCTACTAGATGCTGAACTATCTTGGTCGCTACTAAAGTCTGGTGGCATTATGGCATTTGATGATTACACTTGGGGTCGTGGTCTCCCACCATCTAAGACACCTCGCCCAGGCATACTCTTATTTACTGAGAAGCATAAGGCTGAGATAGAAACATTAGTTATCAACGATCAGTACTGGATTAGAAAAAAGTAGATAGCCCCACCAGGAAGGGTTGGTAGGGCCATCTTTAGATAGATCGGAGAGAGCCGATCTAAGAACTAGATACTATCAGCAATACCTTGGATGATCCACTCCACTACTGGCACTGCAACTGCGTTGCCCATCTGTTTATATCTATGAGTATCAACTTGGTCCGATGTCCAACCATCAGGAAATCCTTGTAATCTTTCACACTCAAGCGGCGTAAGTCTACGCACTTGAGAATCAAGAACTCCAGTTGATTGTTTAGTTCCCGATCTTAATGTGTGATGAGTATCAGAAATACTATCGTTGTATTCATCGTAAGCTTTTATTTCAGCTACCATAGGCATATTGTTTCCACCTGTTCCCATCCTTGCTTGTAATGTATTGATCTTATCATCTTGCAATCTTATATCAGCAACTCTATTACCATAGAATATAATAGTAGTAGCTCTTGTATCTCCGTTATCAAATGCGTTCATAGTAGGCACAACTCCACCTTCCACCCAAGTTTCATAGTCATTATTGGTTTGCGCTCTTCTACTTTTGTTCCACCACAAGTTTATTTTCTGCGACATACTGGTTGCCTACCCCCTTATAGTCTCGTGCTTGTAGTGTTCCCACTACAACATTATCTTCAGGTCTTTTGTATGAGGTAGCAGTTAAGGTTGCTGGTCCCTCTGTGTAGCCTGCGAAACTTGATTGACCAAAGCTTCTTGCAGTGCTGGTGGCAGTGTCTTGCCCCGCCTGTTTGCTCTGCGTAGTATTCCTTCGCAAGCCTTCGGACTTAAATAATACTTCTGCTGAACTGAGTCCGTCTGTAGTACGTCTGCCAACGATGAAGACACGCCTTCTCCTTTGGGGAACTCCGAAGTGCTGAGCATCAAGCACCCGCCAAGCGAGGCCATACCCGAGGTCGGCCATCGTTCCAATGACCACTCCAAAATCTTTTCCTTTGTTTGAGGTAAGAAGACCAGGGACATTTTCAAGGATGAACCACTCAGTTTTCGTTTCTTCAATAAGTCTTGCAATTTCCCAGAATAATCCGCTTCTTTCTCCAACAAGACCAGCCCTCTTTCCAGCCACGCTAAGGTCTTGACAGGGAAATCCGCCTGTGATAATTCCTCTACTAGATTCAAATCCTGCTGCAATTAAATCACTTCCTTTCACATCTGTTATATCGGAGAACTGCTTAGCTTTAGGGAAATGCTTTGCCAATACCTTTTGACAATGCTTATCTATCTCAACATTAGCTACCACCTCTACGCCGTTGCGTTCCATAGCAAGATCAAAGCCGCCAACACCGGCGAAGAGGGATACCCCTGTTAGTTTCACTTAATAGTATCTATGTTGTAAGAAGAACTTGTGCGCTTTACAAGGGGTATGGTATCGCTTAGATATGTATTTAAGACCTCTAAGGATCTGATATTCAGGTCGGTTATCTTTCTCTCCAAGCAGTTGAGCAATTCCGTAAGCGGAACTTCCCTGCTTGTTGATAGCGTAGTGGTCAAACCTGCTCTCACTGGTCCAAAGGGCGAGTAAGCACTCGCTCTCTCTCCCACTCCAGCCGAAACCAGCCTGAGCGTAGCTCTTTGCAAGCCTTCTGTTGTGCTCTTTCTCATCTTGTGTTGCTTTCCTATTCTCTATTACACCATCAGGTATTCTACCCACCGGTGGTGGAAATAACTTATCGTGTCCTTGTATCAGTAAGGCTAGTGTTGCCATCAATATCAAGCCATTTCTTACCCATCTTTTCATCAGCTACCTTCTCTTCTTCTATGTAGAGGCGATAGGTATCAGGGTAGGTATTAGCCAACCTGGTAAACGCTCTCTGTCTAGCTCGTTGATAGTTTCGCTGGCGAACGGCTTGATCGGCAGCAGATTTTAATCTATGAGTGTTCTTCATTAAACCCACCTGTCCATACAATTAGCGATAGTAGATAATACTATGGGTGTTATCTCTATCTGAGGCGACACCTGCTTGGCATCTTCCTCATCTGTTAACCACTCTTGGACATATATTCTACTCCCATTAGGGCTATTTCTATACCATTTAAGGGCTTCTAAAGCACTCTCTCCGCCCCATATGGCTATGTTCTGCTGGTCAGCCACCTCATAGAATATAATTCTCTTTAGCGACCCGTTGCGTAGCTCCACTACATTACTCATACTTTCTGCCTCTCTCGTTTAACTTGCTTATCCTCACACTCCGAGCAGGTATCTGATCGGTATTCTACTTGGTCAAACTCCTTCTCACACTCCTTACAATCTACTAACTCTTCATACCCTCCGGTGAGGGCATACTCATCACCTTCTAGGTAGCGTGGTTCACTCACTTTCGCCCTCTTCCCAACCCCAACCAACCTTATGACCGGCTCTTTGATATGCCTCTATCGTTGAGCCAATAGGAATAGTTAGTGGAAGTGTTGCCATTTTCTGCCCTGTTTCTTGGTTGAAAATAATAAACCCTTTTACTCTACTCATTTATTCACCTCCTCCACTACTACTTCATCATAACCTTTATCTATCCAAGCCTGAGCAATATCTTTAGCCTGAGTTTCTGATAAGTAATAGTCATTAACCTCACCACCACCCACCCATACTGTCCACTTACTCATTTACTTTCTCCTTCTCTCTCTCGCTCATTGTATCCATTACGCAGTTATCACAGATCATTTTGCCATTGTATCGGTGATACCAATCAGGTCTTGCTATCTCCCACCCGCAGAATTGGCATAGGTTCATACCTTCACCTTTAGGTTTCTCTTTGCTTGAAATAGAGCTTCTTGTAATAGTTCTCGTAGGTCAGAACACTCCCACTTATCCATTACATTAAGTGCCTCACTCCATAACTCATCAGATATAGGCTCATCACCCATAACCATATCCTCCTTTTCATACCATTGAGCGCATATCTCAGCCTCTAACGGTAGATCATTAAGTAGTTCTAGTGCATTTTTTACTTTCATTTTAGGTTCTCTCTCTCTTTTGTTAGTTGGATCAACCGTTCGGCTGATGTTTTTAGCTCTTGTAGATAGTTCACACAATCACATTCGCTTATTGGGACTAGGTGATCGCCACATATTGCCGGTGTAGCCTTCATACCTTCACCTTATAGAAAGCACCTGGCTTGGCTAAGCTTTCGTTGTTGTAGTGATAGTGGCATAGTGCTACGCCATCTTCCACCTCTACCTCTCTCACACACTCGTTGCATTTCATTTGTTCTCTCTCTCGTTGGCGTTCTCTCCCACTAGCTTTTAGTAGAAGACTACCACCGCCTATCATAGGTGATAAGCGGGGATAGTCAAGCACTAACTCGCTTTCTTTATCTCTTCCTTAAAAGCTTTGACCGCTTGCGCTCTTGTGTGGTAGTAGAAAGTGCGGGTCAATAGATACTCTCCCACCCCCTCTCCTACGAACGTAGACAAGACCAAAGCCCCCTCGTTGTTCTTTGAGTAGGTGATAATCATCTTGCGCCCTCTCTCTCTTTCTCTCTCTCTCTTGCTTGTAATTTCCTGACCCTTTCCATACCCGCCAGGTGGAAGCTCATCAGCCGGTCAAGCAGCCAAGCAATACCACCCGCCAAAAAGAAGAAACTAAAAACCCAAATAAAGCTGAAAAGTAGATCGGTCAGCATTAAAACGCCCCTTCCTGAATGTTAATCATTTCTTGAGCGTATCGGTAAAGATTGCTCTCCTTGTCGGTGATCTCTTCGGTGGCTGTATCAAACCAATCGCTGAAACGATAGGTTAAACGGGTAATTTCTGCCCCATCGTGCAAAACCTCAAGATAGGAGGCAGGACCGCCCCAACTAAGGGTGATCGTTGTTTCTTTGATGGTATTCATTCCCAAAGCGTAGTTATAAAGATCTTCTTGAGCATCTTCAAACTCTTTTACCTCGCCAGTTCCATCTATGTTTTGATAGATTTCTTTCAGATTTGCTTCTTCTCCTGCCAATTGATCGGCAATGCGCTCAGCGCAGGTTGCCTCTCTTGTCTCGTTCATTTCTTGCCTTCCTTTCGTTTGCTGACCTCGTCAGTTGCCGATTTACGGCAAGACCGCCCGAAGGCGGTTTCGGTCTAGTTATAGGTCTTTAATTGGAAATCCTCTTCGGTTAATTCCCAATCCTCAGCCTCAAAGTGTAATTCATCAAGAGAAAGACCGAAGGCGTATTCAAACCACTTTCTTTCCCCTGCCCCATTGATTACATCTGCGGTTTCTTGATCTATTGCCTCGTAAAGATCCCAAAACCTGCCAACTAGTTTTCTATAGTCTTTTAGAATTTCGTTAGTCTTTTCTATCACTTCGTTTCTTTCCATTATTTAACCTCTTCCATTTTGTAGTTAATTTGGCTTGTTTGATAAGAAACATCATTTTGATCGTAATCGGTTGGCTCTTCTAATTGTAAAGATATTGCACTCTCAAGGTCTGCCAATTCACCATTGGTAAGTTCTTGATCGGTTGAGAATGTAATCTCAATTTTGTATTTCTTTTTATTTGCACAAACACCACAAACAAAAGAGGTGTGATATTGGCTATCAACAAAGATTTTTCCGTCATTTCGTGGAAATTGATTACCACAATCACAACAACACCAAAGTTCGTTAGTCATTATTTAACCGCCTTTTTGTGGTTTTGTTTTGTGCATTTACCGCAGATTTGAAACTTAGTGAAGGCGATCAATAGATCGTTATCATCACCGCATTGTTTGCATTTCATTTGTTGCCTTCCTTTTGGGATACCTTCCCAATAGGTCAAGGGTAGCAGAAAACTAGCGTTGTCTATCATAGGTTTGGGGATTGATTTGGGTGGCGAGCTTTAGGGAATATAAGGGGCAAATCGCCCACCGGTGGACAATCCAGGCAAATCAGACAAATGCGACAGCTGAAAAACTGGTGAGGGTTGGGTGATCGGTTGCCTTTGATCTTGTTGGGTTGGGTTGGTTGGTTGGGTTGGGGTCAGCAGATCGGGGGGGGAAGATGTTTAATAAAACCTGCCCGTTTGGTAGTCAGCCCCCGCAATCTTTCCAACAAGCAGCCAAGCAGACACAATCCCTGCCGATAGTGCCACGCCTTGCCCGCACCCGCAGGATTTACCTACCCACCCATAGTAAAAATCCGCACGCTTGGCTGTATACACCCCAAATAAAAATATTTGCTAAAGTTAAGCTACCCCGTATATGTCCGATATGTCCGTTATGATATACTTTGTAAGTGAGGTTGGTCACATTTATAAAGATTTATTAGCTAAAAACGGGAAATCAAGTATATTTCCCGCCTTATATATAGTAGGGAGTAAAATAAAGTGTAATAGATTTTACGACCTAACAACGCCTCGTTGGGAACTCGGCGAGCCCCCAAGGGTGAGACGAGTTTTACCCCTCAGTCGCTGTAGCTCCCTCGGGAGTTTCTGTAAAGCAACACATAGCGGCAGGATAGTTATAATATTTTATCCAGTATAATATATTCCCCCTAGTAAAATTAAAAGAATTCAATCTCGGCGCTTATCCACAGGTTTTATCCACAAGGAGTTAAATGGCTGAGAACTCAGCAGATATTGGCAAGCGCATTATTCTAAGTTGCGTAGCTGAATCTATGACTGTGGAACAGGCTTGTGCCTCCGCCGGTAAATCTTTAAAGACTTACGAGTATTATCGCAGAACCGATAAGGTCTTTGCAGATAAGATGGATCGTACTAGGCTCGGACTTAGAGATAAGAATTTTATAGAGAAGGATCTCTCCGAGATTACCTTCGCAGAGTTTAGGGATCGCTTCTTAAAGAATAAAACCTTCCCCCACCAGCAAAATCTTGTAGATATGATAGAGAGTGGTACACCCTCTTGGTTGCATCCTTCTATGAAGTACGAGCCAGGGTTAGCTAATAACCGTATACTTTTAAATATACCACCCAACCACGCCAAGTCAATGACTATTACAATTGACTACGTTACCTGGCAGGTATGTAAGAACCCAAACTTTAGAGTCCTAATAGTTTCCCAGACTCAACGCCTTGCAGGTGATTTTCTATACGCTATAAAGCAAAGACTTACCCACCCACAGTATGAGGATCTACAATCAGCTTACGCTGCAGGGGTTGGCTTTAAATCTAAGAGCGCATCTTGGCAAGCGACCCGTGTTACCTTCGGGGATGAGTTGCGTGAGTCTAGTGAGAAAGACCCCAACATAGAAGCTGTTGGTATCGGCGGTCAGATCTACGGCAAGAGAGCCGATATGATTATAGTAGATGATGCTGTGACCCTATCTAACGCTAATGATTTTGAAAGACAGATTAAGTGGTTAACCCAAGATGTGAGATCTCGTCTTAACCCCACCGGCAAACTTATTATTATTGGTACCCGTGTTGCCTCAGTTGACCTGTATAAGGAACTACGCAACGAGGATAGATACCCTGGTGGTATTGTCCCTTGGTCCTATCTTGCAATGCCAGCCCTATTAGAATCTAATGAGAAACCCGAAGAGTGGGTTACTTTATGGCCCGCCTCAGATCAACCCTTTGATGGTCAGAAGGAAGAAGAGCGAGATCCTGATACTGGGTTCTATCCTAGATGGAATGGTCGCAACCTTTACAACGAACGACAATCTATGGATGCCAGTACTTGGGCTTTAATTTATCAGCAACAAGATATCTCAGATGATGCAGCCTTTGACCCCGTATGTGTTCGTGGTTCTATTGATGGTATGCGTAAGTCTGGTAGGTTGACCGCAGGTCACCCAGGACATCCAAGAGATTTAAATGGCTTTACCTATATCTGTGGGTTAGATCCTGCAATGGTAGGAGATACCGCAGCTATCTGTTATGCAATAGATAGGGCTACTAGTAAACGCTACATCGTAGATGCTATCAAGATTACCAGACCTAGCCCTGCTGCTATTAGGAATCTAATATTTGACTGGACATCCCTGTACTCACCTAGTGAGTGGATAGTTGAGAAGAACGCCTTTCAATCCTTCTTAACACAGGATGAAGGTATCAAGATGCACTTAGCATCTAAGGGCGTACAGTTTAAAGAGCACCATACTGGTAGTAATAAGTGGGATGCTGGTTTCGGTGTAGCTTCTATGTCTACCTTATTTGGTACTAAGCAGCACGATAATAAACACCACAGAGATAATCTAATACACCTTCCTTCAGATCAGACTGAGAATATCAAAGCTCTAATAGAGCAGTTAATTACTTGGTCGCCAACGACTAAGGGTAAGACCGATATGGTAATGGCGCTTTGGTTCTGCGAGATCAGAGCAAGAGAGATGCTTAACTATGGTAAGTATCAAACTCACCATTTGAAGAATCCATTCCTATCAAAGTATGAACAGAGAAAAAGGATAGTCGTCAACCTTGATGAACTATTTGCAGAAAAAGAACGTACATTCATCTAAGGAGAAAATAATGAAAAAAGCTGAGAGCGAAAAAGGTAGACTTTTAAGAGCAACAGATAAATCAACCAAAGGTAGTACTACATATGCAGCCGATCAGTATGTTCTTAAAGGTTTAAGAGGTCTTAATCTATCACCAGAACAACAACGCAAATTACAAAATAAATTAGTTCCTATTGTACAAAGAACTGTTCAATCAGAACGTAATAGAACAGTAACTCGTGGTGAAGGTATTGTTAATAGAACTGCTGCAAAGAAAGTTAAAGCCGCTGAAAAGAAAATTGTAGGCGGAAAGTAATTAATTTTATTAAGGACAAAAATTGTTATCTACTAAAGAGGTAGTCTCTAAGATAGATCGGTTGAAAAACCGCTATGCAGCTAGAGACCAGCGTATGCGGGATGTTCTTTCCGTGCGCCAAGGTGATATATCAAAGGTCTATCCTGCTATGTTTTCAGAGGATTACCCTAAGCCTTTAGTTGCAAACTTTGTAGATGTAGCAGCCCGTGATCTAGCAGAGGTAATGGCACCACTGCCATCCTTTAACTGTGCAGCAACCAATATGGTATCTGATACCCAACGCCGTGCTGCTGATACTAGAACTCGTATAGCAAACTATTACATCTCATCATCTG